CAGAAGACCGGCCTATTTGGCCTGCCGACGATTTCCGACAACAGCTATGACGCCCTGATGGGCATGGCCTCGTCCCTCGCAGGCATCAGCGACCCTGACCACGCAAAGGCGCTCATCGCGCAGCAGGCGGCCAACAAGAAGGTCGCTGGCGACACCGGCTCGTGGTCGATCCACACCTTCCCGAACGGCCAGTCGGTCCTCTTGAACTCCAAGGGACAGATGAAGCCCCTCCAGGGCAACTACGCTGCGCCCGAGAAGAACGTCTACCAAGACGAGGCCGATAAGCTCGCCGCTAAGGCAGACGCTGAGCGCTACGGTGACGTCACCACGGCGATGGCAACGGCCGACCAGAACCTCTCCAAGATCCAGAGGATGCGCAAGGCCACGCTGGACCCGAATGTCACGTTCGGCGGTGCCGGTGACATCTCCGCGGCAGCGAAGAACTGGCTGTACTCAATGGGCGGAAATCCCGATGGCCTCACGTCGACCCAGTTGGTCGAACAGGCCGCGAAGGAGAACCAGCTCGGACATGCTAAGGCGCTCGGCGCCAACCCGACCAACTACGAAGACAAGATCATCTCTGCTTCGCAAGGCCTCGGCTTGGACCGCACCCGAGAGGTCAACTTGGCCAATCAGGACGCGCTTGAGGCCGTGTACAATCACCAGAAGGCTCTGGCGCAAGAGGCCGTCAAGTACAAGAAGGCCAACGGTAAGCTGGATGACGGCTGGCTGGAGCATCAGGCGCAGTGGGAGAAAGAGCACCCGCTCGACACCTCGCCGCGCACCCGCTTCGAAGCCGCAGGCGGCACGGCGGCCCCAGCGCTCCCCAAGGGCGTCACGTCCATCAAAGTTCTACCCAAATAAGGAACGGCAATGCCCGTGTTTGAAATCGGCCTTGAAGATGGCCGCACGCTTCACATCGAAGCGGACGACCAACAGGCCGCTCTCGCGGGCGTCAGCCACTTCCAGGCACAAGAGGCGGCACAGCAGCCCTCGGGCATGCTCGCCGGCGCCAAGCACGGCGTAGCGCAGGCCGCCCACGGCATCGCCGAGACCGCCAAGCAGAACTTCGGTATCGGCGGCGGCTACGACACCCGCGACCCGAACTACGTCCCCGCGGATCCGTACAAGCCGAGCCAGTGGGGCCAGCTCATCGCCGAGAACGTCCCCAGCATGGGCTCCGCCATCCTCGGCGGCAAGGTGGCCTCCTCTATGGCCCCTGGCGCCTGGAAGGTCCCCGCGGCCCTCCTGGGTGCCGCTGGCGCCGGATGGCTCATGTCCTCCGGTGACACCATCAAGGAGCGTGCGGCCAACAACGGGCACGAGACGCCGACAACCGCAGATAAGGTCATCGGCAACCTCACGTCCGGTGCAGCCTCTGCGGCCGGCGCGATCCCCGCGGCGCGCCTCGTCCCTGGCCTCAACCGAGTGGCCGGCGCCGGCGCATCCGCAGCGGCTAACGCTCTCGCCAAGGCCGGCATCACCGCAGCCTCTGGCGTTGCTGGTGGCGCGGCCTCCGACCTCGCTAATCAGGTTGGCACCACGGCCGGCACCGACCAGGGCCTCACCGTGGACCCCACGCGCCTCGGTGGCGCTGCCATCACTGGCGGCGTTGTGTCCGGTGCCCACGCGATGGCTCCCCTGGCCGGAGACCTAGCTCGAGCCGGGACCCTCAACAAGTTTACCGGAGAGAACGCGGACGCGTCCAAGAATTACGCCACGCGCCTGGAAGCTGCCGGCAACGGAGACCTCGGTAACGCCAAGGTCGACGAAGCCGCGCACCAACGTGTCGTGGCCGACCTCAAGAATGAACTGGGTGCTTCCGCGGCCAGTGTCGACAAGCAGGTCAGCCTGTCGCAAGAGGCCAAGAACACGCTCAGCGCTCTCCAGCGTGGAGAGAAGGTCAACCCCGAAGAAGTCGCACGTATCGAAAGCGAGACAGCCGGCGCCCCAGATGGCGCAAATACGGCTCTGCTGGCGCGTACGTTGCACGTCTCCAACATGGCGGCCGAACGCGGCTCCCACAGCAATCGTGGTTGGGCTGGCGGCGTCTCCGGCGTCATGGACAAGAACCTCGGCTTCCTGCTGAACCCCGCCCGCCTCGCGGGTGGTGCGGCAGCGACGGCGCTGGGCATGCATTTGCTCGGCACCAGCAACCCGCTGTTCGGTGGGGCCCTTGCGGGCACCTACGGCGCCTCACGCATGGTCGACAACCTCACCGGTATGCGCTCGCCCGCGAAGACGTTCGCTGAACACTTCGCCGACCGCAACTCTCAGGTCCGCCTGCCTCCCAACACGCCCGCTGCTCCTGCTGCTCCCCCGCCTCCCGGTGGTGGTGCCCAAGGGCCGTGGGGGCCGAAGCCGCTCGCGCAGCAGTCGGTGCCCCAAGCCGGCGTGCAGCAGCCGCAGCCGCAGGCGCCGATCACCCCCGGCACTCAGCCGTGGAAGGCCCCTCAGGTCGCGCAGCTGCCGAACATCAGCCCGATGGCGCTGAACAATCTGCAGCAGCAGCTCAAGGCCGGGTTGCCGCCCGCGCCCCAGGCGCCCGCGGCTCCGAAGCCCGAGCCGCAGATCGACCCGCTCAACCTGCCGTCCTCCATCACGAAGTCCGCGAAGAACCTTATGGGTGGCGCTGCTGTGGTGCAGGAAATGCGGCAGAAGGAGCAGGCTCGGGCCGCTGTCGCTCAGCTGCCGTCTCCCGCAGTGGAAGGCGCTCCGCTCGACGTCACGCAGAACCCGCAGATCGGCAAGCGCGCTTCGCAGCTCGTGAGTGCATCAAAGGCCCTCGCCGCGTTGACGCGCGATCCCGAGGCAGAGGCGGCAGCAGCCGCTGAAGTCAAAGCCCAGAAGGATCAGGCCGCCGCCGACAAGGCCCAGGCCCGTGACGCTGCTAAGGCGCAGTCCGCCACCGAACGTGCGACGGCCTTGGCCGAACGCGCCAAGGTGAAGGCTGATGCTGCCGCTGTCAAAGCCGAACAGGTGAAGCAGCGCGAAGTGGCTAAGGCCGAGCTGGCGCATGCCAAGGAAGCGGCCAAGCTCGCCGCCGCCAAGCTGAAAGCCACCGCGCAGCCCAAGGCCGACCCTGAGGCGCCGAAGGCCGCACCGCAAGCCGAGAAGGCCTACGCGCCGATCCCCGACGAGCTACTGACCCGCAAGGGCCTCAGTGACGAGCAGGTGTCAGCACGTGAGGTGGCTGATTACGCCCCAGGTCTGCAGAAGAAGTACGCTCAGAACATCCAGTTCCGACGTTCGACGCTGCGCAACCGGCTTGAGGACATCGCCAACGAAGCCAACGACGTCGACAGCTCTGCGCTGGGCAAGCTCTATCACCAGATGGACCACAGCCACAGCCAGTCGGAAGTCCAGCGCCACCTCGCGCATTGGACATCCAAGATGGACCCTTCGACCAAGAAGGCCGTCCACGCCGCCGTGGCTCCACTGCTGAAGCTTTGGAAAGAATGACGAACAAAATCGTGAGGGGGGTCAAGATCAAGAAGATCCCCCTCTTCGGCCGAGTAGACAAGCGTTGCCGCCCGCGTCCCGACATCAGTGCTCTCCAGAAGGAGAAGTGGCAGGACCCGGAGTTTCGTGAGCGCATGAAGAAGCGCGACGAAGACCGCATCGCAGACCTCAAGGCCAATCCCGAGAAATACTCCAACGCGGGGATCCCCTGGGGTCACACCCGCGCATCTGTGCAGCCCCTATGGGACCGCGCCAACGAACTAGCCGATAGGTTTATCAAAATCATGGAAGACAAAGGCGAACTGCCGCGCGACGAAGTCGTGCTGCTTGCCACCGAAGACGGCAAGGTTGAAACCGTGACGGTCCCGTCGACCGAAGACGGTATGGCCAAGGCCGCCCTGCGGGAAGCCTTCCTGTATGCGGTCGGCCCCGGCGATAAGAAGACCAAGATCCAATACATCAACACCGTTCTGGCGTTCACGAAGTCGAAGCCCGAGAGCAAGTCCAAGCTGACGCTCAACAAGGCCGAGGACTTCCTCGACGAGATCATCCGCGGCGATGACTGACGAGCTGACTGAGAGCCAGAAGAAGGCTCGCAAGCGGCTCTACGAAGACTTCGCGTTCTACGCCAAGCACTGCATCAAGATCAGGACGAAGCAGGGTAAGATTGCCCCGCTCGTTCTCAATCGCGTGCAGCAGCGCTTCTCAGAACGCGTCATTGCCCAGCTGCAGCGCACCGGCCGCGTGCGCATGGTCGTGCTCAAAGCGCGCCAGCAGGGCCTCTCCACCGTCATCTCAGCCCTCCAGTATTGGTGGCTGTCGCAGCGCAAGGCCCAGAAGGGTCTCGTCATGGCCCACGAGGCCGAGAGCACGACGACGCTCTTCGACATGTACCGGCGCATCCATGACAACGTCCCCGACATCGTACGCCCTTCGACGAAGTATTCCTCACGCTCAGAGCTGGTCTTTGACAAGCTTGATAGCGGACTTCGTGTTGCGACTGCTGGTGGCCGCGGTGTTGCTCGCGGTGAAACGCTCACCTTCGCGCACCTCTCCGAGGTCGCGTTCTGGCCTGTGGCGTTCGCGAACACCAACTTCAACGGTCTAGTCCAGGCAATCCCCGACGAGCCCGGCACGTTCATCTTTCTGGAGAGCACCGCGCAAGGTGTGACCGGCAAGTTCTACGACATGGCCCAGGGTGCCGATAAGACCCCCGGAGACACGGACTGGAACGGCTACGAACTGTTCTTCTCTGCGTGGTTCGAGAGCGACGAGTACCGAGACCAAGCAACTGCTGACTTCCAGCGGACGCCCGAAGAAGAGGACCTGATCAAGGCGTTCTCCGATAAAGGGCTCACCTCCAACGACCAACTTTACTGGCGTCGTAAGAAGGTGGCAACGAACGGGCTCGACCTGTTCAAGCAAGAATACCCGGCGACCGCCGAAGAGGCGTTCCTCTCGACCGGCCGCCCAATCTTCAACAACGAGTACGTCACCGAGCGCCTCCGAACACCGAAGGCCCCGCTGACAATGATGGCCGTCGAAGAGACATTCGACGAGAAGAACGGCCGGCCTCTGCCGCTGCGAGTGTTGCGTGAGCACGCCCGCGGTGAACTGAAGGTCTACCGGCAGCTCGATCCATCAGAGACATACGTTATCGGCGCCGACGTGGGCATGGGCCTGCGCCAGGGCATCAAGGGCAGGAAAGATGGGGACCCGAGTGTCGCCCAGATCCTCGACAGCCAGATGCGCCAAGTCGCCGTATGGCGTGGCCTCTGCCACCCCGACGTATTCGCGAAGATCCTAGAGACGCTGGGCTACCACTACAACAGCGCCACCATCGCACCCGAACGCAACAACCACGGCCTCGTAACCTGCGTTGCCCTGCGCGACAGCAACTATCCGTATCTCTACACCGAGACGATGGAGGGAACGCTGGACGCAGATCGCGACACCATCAAGCTCGGCTTCTTCACGTCTGAAGCCACGAAGCCGCTGATCATCGACAAGCTCCGTGCCCTCGACCGAGAGCGCGAGATCGAAATCAACGACGAGACCACGCTGAAGGAAATGAAAACCTTCGTCGTGAGCGAGAGCGGCAAGATGGAAGCCGAAGCCGGCACTCACGACGACACGGTCATGGCCCTCGCCATCGCCACGTACGTCCACGAGGGCAAGTGGCGACCCGTTGCCGTATCCGACGACTTTTACACCGAAGCAATTTAAGGACCAATGGCGAAGAAGCCAGCTATTCTCACGGACGAAGAGATCATCGCCAAGGTCTCTGCCAAATCGACCAACAGCGTTAGCTGGTTCGACAGTCGCCTCGCACGAGAGCGAGAACGCGTCACCCGCTACATCAACGGCGACCTACCCAAGCGATCCTCAGAGGGCTCCAGCTCCTATGTGAGCAGCGACGTCTACGACAGTGTCGAGATGCAGCGCGCACAGCTGCTGGAGGTGTTCGCTGGCGGCGAGCACATCGCGCAGTTCGATCCTGATCAGGACATGAACGCGGAAATGTGCCGCGTCGCTACCGAGTATGCGTCCTACGTCATCTTCCGGGCCAACCCTGGCTACAACATCATCAGCAGCGTCATGTACGACGGCCTCACGGCCCGTGCCGGCGTCGCCAAGGTGTACTGGGAGAAGAAGCACACATACAGCGAGGAGACCTTCGAAGGCCTCCAGTACGATCAAGCGCACGCCATCGCGGCCCAGGACGATGTCGACGAGTTCGACGCCGACCTCGACCCCGCAACCGGCACCTTCCATGGCACTCTCACGCGCAAGAAGGACGTCAGCAAGACCTGCATCGATCCGATTGCTCCCGAAGAGTTCCTGATCGAGCCCCTGGCCACTTGCGTCCTAGAGGCCAAGTATTGCGGCCACCGCACGCCAAAGACACGCGCGGAGCTGATCGACCTGGGCTACAAGAAGTCCCTCGTGATGTCGCTGCCCGCCGACGACGCCAAGGAGCTGCAGTTCAGCCCCGAGGTCCTCGCGCGCAACGCACCGACCCAGAGCAACGATACTGACAACGATCCGGTAGACGACACGCAGGAATATATCGTCCTGTATGAAAGCTACATCCGAATGCAGATCGACAGCGCTAAGGGCGCCCGTCTGTACAAGATCGTCCACGCTGGCGGTAAGCTTCTCGACAAGCCGGAAGAGGTCGATAAGGCCCCCTTCCTGGCCTACGTCCCCCTGCCGCTGCCTCACGTGTTCTACGGCCACAACTTCGCGGCCCGCGTGATCCACACGCAGAACGCCCGCACGGTTCTCTTCCGCGGCGTGCTCGACCATACGGCCATCACCACCAACCCGCGGTACGCCGTGGTCAACGGTGGCCTGATGAACCCGCGTGAACTGCTCGACAACCGACTGGGCGGCATCGTCAACGTGCGCAGGCCCGACAGCGTCTCGCCGTTCCAGCAGAACCCGCTCAACCCGTACATCTTCCAAGTTCTCAGCACACTCACCGAGAACAACGAGAAGTCCACGGGTATCTCTGCGCTCTCGCAGGGCCTCAACAAGGACGCCATCTCGACCCAGAATTCCAAGGGTCTTGTGGACAACATGATGAAGGCCTCGGGTGGCCGCGGGAAGATCATGGCGCGTAACTTCGCCTATAACTTCCTCGTCCCGCTCATGCTTGAGGTGGTCCGTCTAGGCATCATCTACAAGGACAAGCGCGTCATCCAAGTCGCTGGTGCTGACCTTCAGGTCGACGCCGAGGCGTGGACTGAGCGCACGACCTGCACCGTCTCCCAGCACCTGGGCTACGGCGAGAAGGACACTGCCGCCAACGAGCTTGGCCTGGGTTACAAAGAGATGTCTTCGGATCCAATCGTGAGCAACATGATGGGTCAGAAGGGTCGCTACGAGATGCTGCACGACATCGCGAAGCTCAAGGGCTTCAACCGGTTCTCTGCCTACCTCGATCCCAACGCTCAGCCTCCGGGCCCCGATCCTCTCAAGGTTCGCGAGCTGGACATCAAGGAGAAGACGGCCGACGCCGCAGCCCAGTCTGTTCAGGTCAAGCAGGCCGCAGACAACCGCCTCTACGCCGCCACCCAGTCCAAACTGGAGCAGTCAGGCGCCAAGCTACACCTCGACGCGCTCAACACCGACCGCACCAACGACCGCCAGGACGCCGATACAACTGCACGGATCCAACAGGGTCAGGAGCAGATCGACGTCGAGCGGGAGAAGATTGCGGCCGCGGAGCGAACGGCCAAACTCAACGCCGCCGCTAAGGCTGCACAGCCTAAGGCATCACCGCACTAATGTGGAATACGCTACGATCTGCACTGGGACCGTGGGGCATCGTGCCCTTCGGTGACCATATGCCAGACAACTCCCTCGGAGACATGAATGCGCTTGCAAAGGCGCATGCTGACGCCAGGGCACAACGGCTCGCAGCGGGACCATCGGGGAGCCTAATGGGCCCCCCGGCCCCTCCTGCGCCCTCGCCTCCCATCTCCGGCATCAGTCCCGGCTATCAAGACACGCCGTCGATTAAGGGCCTGATCAACTCCGGCAACATCGACATCCACAAGCGGCCTATCGTCCGCAACCCTGACGGCACCATCAGCACCGTACGCTCCCTGTCTGCCAACTTCGGCAACGGCGAGGTGCTCATGCCAACGGTCAGCGACGACGGGCGCGTCATGTCCGACAAGGAGGCGATGGACACCTATCGCAAGACAGGTCGGCATCTCGGCGTCTTCGACACTCCAGATAACGCCACGGCCTACGCCAAGAGCCTCCACGAGGATCAGGCGAAGGAGTACGGAGCCAAGGCCCCGCAGATGCCGTGGTGGGCTTCCGGCGACATGACCAAGATGTTCCCCGGCGCTGCTCCTCCGGCGCCCTCACCTGCTCCCGCACCCGCCCCCGTTTCTGCTCCGCAGTCCGCACCGGTGCCAATGCCGCAGGCTGGCCCCGCGGATGCCCCGCAGGCCCCACCGGACACGAGCTTCTTCATGCGCAACGCAATGATGCAGCACGATCCGATCACGGGACAAATGCTCGACCCTGGTGCCGCCTCGAGCGTCTCAGGGCCCGACCTCATCTCGAAGATGATGACCTATCTGCACGGCAAAGCGTGAGGCGTAAACTCTACCACCTCATGTTCGGCTGCTTCGCCCATCGGCTTGTGCAGACGGCAATCGTTGAACGCTATAGGCGTAAATGAACGACGACACGATCCTCGCTCTCGGCGGCTTCTCAAAGGAGCTGCTGGGGGCCGAGGGCTTCCAGGCTCTTGTGGCCATGTATCGACAGCAGTGCGCTGCCGACATCCTCAAGACGCAACCCCACGAAACCAAGGCCCGCGAGTTCATCTACGCGTCGTGCCAAGGCTTCGAAGAGTTTCTCGGGCTCGCGGCGAAGTTCGCCGACGCCTTCGACAAGCTCCCCCAACACCAAGACAACACACCCGCTGTCGCCACTCCAGATCCGTTTGACGATCCGAGTGTGCATGACATTTATGACGGAATGAACTGACCATGCCATCTACCCTTTCGGGCGATGCTCTCCTGAACGAATACCCCGATGCAATCGATGGCGATGATGCCATCATGAGCGCATTTATGACCGACCCTGAAGAGGGTGACGACGCTCCTCCCAAAAAGAAGAAGCCATCGGAAAAGGTCGAAGACGAAGAAGAAGATACCAACCAGCCTGACGCCGACGACGAAACCGAGGACGCTGAAGAGCCATCCGAGGACGAAGAAAGCGAAGAGCAGGAAGACACGGACGAAGCTAAAGAGGACGATGCCGACGAAGACAAGTCGACCATCGAAATCAAGGATGACCACAAGTTCAAGATCACCGTCGACGGTCAAGAACAAGAGTTCACCCTTGGCTCCCTTAAGCGCCTAGCCGGTCAAGAGGCATCTCTTACACGCAAGTCCCAAGAGGCCGCCGAGCTTCGCAAGACCGTCGAGGCAGACCAAGCGAAGAACATCGCTGCGTACGACGTCTTGCTGAAGCGGTCGACCGAGCGCGCGAACCAGTATCGCGAGCTGCCGTGGACGCAGTTGATGAAGGACCCCAACGTCCCCGCCGACCAGCTCGCAGCCCTCCAGGCTGAAGCACAGAAGGCGCTGGAAGACGAGGCCTTCCTCAAGAACGAAATCGACGGCTTCATGCAGAAGGTATCCGCCGATCAACAGAAGGCCCGACAGACTTCGGCTCGTGATTGCCTCAAGGCACTCAACGACCCCGAGAGCAAGCAGCACATCAAGGGTTGGAACGAAGCGCTCTACAACGACCTGCGCACGTTCGCGACCAATGACATCGGCTTGCCCGCGGAGATGGTGAACAACCTCACCGATGCTGCCGCCTTCAAAGTCCTCCACATGGCCATGCAATTCCAGCGTGGTGCGTCGAAGGTCGTGACCCAGAAGGTCAACAAGACCCCGACGAAGATTGTGAAGAACTCTGCGTCTGCACCCGCCGCTCGCTCCAGCTCCAAGACGGTGACTGTGAAACAGGCCGTCGCAAAGGCCGCCAAGACCGGCTCTCAGGACGACGCGATCAACGCATTCCTCGCCTTCGAAGGCGAAGACTAAGACCAACTTTTTCCAAAGAAGAATTTTCTGAACTATGGCTACTTTCCAGACGTACCAGATGGTCGGCATCAAAGAACAGGTGTCGGACGTCATTACGAATTTGTCGCCCCGCAAGACCCCGTTCCAGAACGGCATCGGCAACGAGAAGGTCACCCAGCCGCTGTTCCAGTGGCAGGAAGACAGCCTGCGCGCCCCGGCGACCAACGCCGCGGTTGAAGGCGCAGACGCGTCGTTCATCACGGTCACCCCGACCACGATGCGCAACAACTACACGCAGATCTTCACCGAAGCCGTGCAGGTCTCCGACCGCGCCGACATCGTGTCGACCTACGGCCGCAAGCGCGAGATGGCCTACCAGATGGCCAAGTCCTCGGCCGCGATCAAGCGTGACCGCGAAATCGCCCTGATCGGCAACGCGCAGACCAAGGCCGCGGGCTCCAGCTCGGTCGCCTCGACCCTGGCGTCGTTCCAGCAGCAGCTGGACAGCTCGACCGTGACCTACTCGGGTGGCACCTCGACGCCGCTCAGCGAGGCCCTGCTCGTCACCGCTCTGCAGTCCGCGTTCGTCGCTGGCGCCGAGCCGACCCGCATCATGGTCACTCCGTCGAACTCCGTGGTCCTCGCGGGCTTCGCTGCGGCGGCCGGTCGCTACCGCACCATCACTGGTTCGGACAGCAAGACCATCGTCAACACCGTCAACCTCTACGTCAGCCCGTTCGGTGAGCAGAAAGTGGAAATCAACCGCTGGCTCAAGGCCAAGAACACTCTCGTGTATGACCCGGAGATGTGGACTAACGTGACGCTGCGTCCGTGGGAGCGCAAGAACCTCGCCAAGACTGGCGACAGTTCGAAGGCCATGCTCTTGGGTGAATTTTCGCTTAAACATAAGAATTTCTTCGCGAGCGCGGCCATCATCGAGGCTGTCTCGGGCTTCTAAGCTCGACGCACTTACTACTCAGGGAGGCTCGGTGCGCCGGGCCTCCTTTTTTTTACATGGAATTTGATGACTACTATCGAATGTGCCGAACGCTCCATTGAAGACGAGCGTAAGGAAAAGCGCAGACAGTATCAGCGCGAGTGGGTTGCCAATAACCGAGATAAATACAGAGCCTATGCTCGGGATTACGCTTCCAAGAACAAAGAGAAGCGCCGCGGCTACAAACTAAAAGCGCGCTACGGATTAGACCAAGACCAGTGGGATGCGATGTTCGCCTCTCAGGGCGGACGCTGCGCGATCTGTCTATCGGACACCCCTAAATCAAAGGGTGGCTGGGATACTGACCACTGCCACGCAACGGGCATCGTGCGGGGCATCCTGTGCCACCCGTGCAACGTTATGATTGGTCAGTCTGAAGACAACACGTCGACCCTTTCAAACGCAATTTCATACCTGAATAGATTTAAGCAATGAGCGCCGAAACATTTCACGAAGAACCCCGTGTTCTCGACACGCTCGTCAGCTTCGACGAGGACCGCGCCACTGGCGAACTTATCATCAAACGCGAGCAGGAAATTGACGACGCTTGGTTGTCCGAAGTCCGCAAACAGAAGATCGACAGTGCGAACCAAAAGGCCGGCGACTTCTATCACGTCGCATCGATCCCCGTTGAGGTGGTCGACGAGCTGTATCGCCTCTACGGCTTCGACGTCATGACCGCGCCCGTGCGCGAGACGCTGAAGATGCTCCAGCGCTACGCCCTGGACGACTTCATCCTGACCAACAAGAAGATCTAAATGTTCCAGCAATACCGCCGCAAGCAGATTGCGGAGCTTCGCCCCGTTATCGATGGCGATGATCTGTCTGCTGTCAGCATCTCTGCGGAAGACCGCAAGGCCGGCTCCCCTAAGGCTGGCGACATGATCGCGCGCAACCCGAAGAACCACGCGGACCAGTGGCTCGTCGCTGCTGCGTACTTCGCGGACAACTTCGAACCCATCTAAAGGACTACACCAACGTGACCCTCGGTGAGCTTAAGGCTCAGTTCAAGCTGATGCTCAACAACAACGTCGTCAACAAGTCGGACACGTTGGTGAGCCTCTTCATCAATCAGTCGATCATGCGGATCCAGCGCGAATTACGCGTACCCTTTATGGAGAAGCAGATCCTCTACAC